TAGGCGCACAGAAATATGGCGAGATTAAGACTATACTACCAGAGTTTTCACAAATGATTTTATCACCTGGTCCATTAATACATAAACTTAGAACTCTTCTAAAAGATTATACTGAAGAAGATTATCTTTTATTATCTGGTGATCCTGCAATAATAGGTGTTGTATGTTCTGTTGTTTCAGATATTACAAATGGAAAATACAAATTATTAAAATGGGATCGTCAAGAAAAAACTTATTATCCAATTGAAATAAATATTCATCAAAAGTAGTTGACAATAAAAAATACTTCTCTATATATTTAGACGCAATTAAAAATTAAATTAATAAAAATATATAGGAAAGCAAATGACTATTAACTTACGACAAGATGCGCCCGATCAAAGTGACGTTATCGACCCACAAAAACTCTCTGAAGAAATAGAGAAATTAAAATCAATACAAAATAAAATCTCAACATTAAAAGCACAAGTTAAGGATTTAGAAGAAGACGAAAAATATTTTGTCTATGATATAATTCCAAAACTTATGTACGATATGAATTTAAGTACACTGAAACTAAAAGATGGTTCTGAAGTTTCAGTTGGTAAAAAATTTTATGCAAATGCTAGAGCAGATAAAAGAGCAGATGCATATCAATGGCTTCGAGACAATGGCCTAGGTGACATTATTAAAAATAATATTAGTGTTACTTTTGGTCAAGGCGAAGAAAACAAGGCTATGGCTTACGCTAACCTTGCAAAGGAGCATGGTTATGAGCCTTCTCAAAAAGAGGATGCTCATCATGCTTCTGTATCAGCAGTGATGAAGGAATGGAAAGAAAAAGGAAATGAAATTCCTACTGATCTGTTTTCTGTACTTGATGTAGATCAAGTAAAGATAAAAAACAAAAGCTAAACTAATAAACCAATAACCTAATAGGAGAAAAATATGGAAACTCAATTAGCTAAAAAAGTAGCCGCTGGTTCAGTGGCAACAATAAATCTCAGAGGTGACTCTAGAAAGGGGGCTGAAGAAATTAAGAAGGATGATATATCAACACCTATCTTAAAAATTCTTCATCAACTATCTCCAGAGTGCAACGAAAGAGATCCAAAATATGTAGAGGGTTCTAAACCAGGAATGATCTACGCCTCATCTTTCGGATCATTGATAGATGGTGAAAATCAGGGTCTCGATATTATCGTTGCTCATACTCAAACCAGATATCCTGAATGGCAAGAAAGAGGAGACAGTGCTTCGGCACCAGTTGGAACTCACATGCAGATACCTGCAGATGCTACAGAAGAAAGAAACGGAAGATACAGATTACCAAATGGTAATTATGTTGAAAAAACCGCTTACTTTTATGTGTTAGCATTAGATCCTGCGGGTGATCCAAGACCTGCTGTGATAACAATGCGTTCATCGAATTTGTCACCAGCGAGGGAACTTAACAATCTGATAACTAATTTAAGAATATCAGATGACAAAGGTACATTTCAACCTGCTGCATATTCAGCTATGTTTAATTTAAAAACAGTTGGTAAAACTGCAGGCAGTAAAAGTTGGCATGTATACAAACCATCTAAAACTAGAATGTTAGACATTTCTAATCCAAGAGATGCAGACTTATATGTGGCGGCACAAGAACTACAGAAGACTGTAGCTAAAGGTACCGCTAAACCTAAGTATGAGAATAACTCTACTACAGGAGACATCGTATAATTCCTACGGGAATAGTTGCAACGCGGGGCCGGAAAGCGAGAGTGGACCGGCCCTAGTACATTATGAAAGATTTTATAAAATATTTTACAGGACTAAAACGTAATTATGGTTTCTGTAATATACATAACGGATACAAAGATGAGTCTGGAAAAATAAAATTTGAACCAAAAGATTATGGTTGGGCTAAGAAAGAAATAACAGATCAAGATTACGAAGAACATTTAAATGGTGCAAAGTCTATTGGTGTAAATCCATGTGATGATGAAGGTAAAGCTATCTTTGGTGCAATAGATATAGATCCAAAGAACTACACTAATTTTAGTTTACAAAAATATTTAAAAGTAATTGAAGAAAAAAAATTACCAATAATACCTGTAAAATCAAAATCAGGTGGATTGCATTTATATTTATTTGCAAAAGAAAAAATAAAAGCATCAGAGATAAGAGAATTTTTAGAAAAATTATTATTTATATTTGGTCTGCCATCTAAGACAGAAATATATCCAAAACAAACTTCACTAGATTCTAGTGATGGTAAAAGACCATCAGGTAATTTTATAAACTTACCATACTATAACAAGAAAGATCGTGTAGCAGTCAAACCTGATGGAGAAGAAATAGACTTTGATACATTTATTAAAGTTATAAATTTAAATGCACAAACTGCAGAACAATTAAAAGAGTTTGGAACGACATTAATTAGTAATGAACTCAAGAATCAGGCAGCAGAATTTGATGAGGGACCACCATGTCTTGGTCTGATATGTGGCGACATAGAAAGAACGAAAGAAAAGCTACCAGACGAAAGAGACAGATTCTTATACAACTACATGGTATTCGCTAAAAGAAAATACCCAGATCAATGGGAAGATAAAGTTTTACAAAAAGCAAGAGACTATATTAAATACGACAACATCTGGGGTGATGACAAAGTTAAATCAAAAATAAAAGCATGGAAGGGTGACACTGCAGGTTATACTTGTAATGAAGATCCAATACAATCTAAGTGTGCCAAGAGTATATGTTTACGTAGAAAGTATGGTGTAGGTAAACAACTAAACGCATCATGGCCAGAGATAATCAGTGTAACTAAAATGGATTATAGACCACATCCAAAATTCTTTTTATATGTAAAACAACCAAGTGGTAAAATAAAAACTATCAATGCAAAGACTGTAAAACAAATTATAGAACAAAGAGAACTAAGAGCACTGATTGCAGAGCATACAAACATTGTACCACCACCTATCAAAGCAAAAGACTTTCAAGATATTGTAGCTGAACTATGGTCACAATTAAATGTAGAAACACCAGATCCAGAATCACAACCTGCAGGTATATTATTTAGACATCTAAAAGAATATCTAAACGATGTAAGAACCACAACACTAAATGGATTTAAAAGTGGATCTGTATATGTGGAAGAAGACAAAGGATATTTTTTGTTTTACAAATTTTACGAAGAACTAAAAAGAAACGAATGGCGTATGGATGAAAACGAAACAAAGACAATGGTTGCTGAAGTATTCAAAGCTGATAGTAAACAAAAAAGAATCGGTAAAGGTAATGCTATTAGATGTATGGAAGTTGACATGAAACAATTTGAAGAAGATGAACCACCTGAAGAAATATTAGAGTTTGATAAAGAAGAGGATATAGTGTGATGAGAGATGATTTGATGGTTCAACAACAAGTTGGAACAAGATGGCAGCACATGGTAGGAGTTATTTGTTTAAATCAGACTGGAAGAAAAAAAGTAAAAAAAGTTTTACCAATTTTTTTCAAAAAATTTCCTGATCCACATGCATTATTACAATCAAATATTGAAGAAATTGCTGACATTTTAAAAGAATTAGGTATGAAATATGTACGATCTCATAGGATATGGAAGATGTCTCAAGACTATTTAAAATGGGATGGTGACGATGCAACAAAACTATTTGGTATAGGCAAGTATGGTAGTGATAGCTACAGAATATTTTATAAGAACGAGATACCAGACAACGTGCAAGATAAAGAATTAAAACGATATATTAAGGAGGAACTGTGATACATAAAATATATGGTCCACCAGGTACAGGTAAGACTCACAGACTTATTAATAGAGCGAGAGCGTACGTTAGAATAGGAACACCATTACATAAGATAGGTTACTTTGCATTTACAAGAAAAGCTGCAAAAGAAGCTAGAGAAAGAATGCCTATAGATGAAAAGAAACTAGAACATTTTCAAACACTACACTCATTTGCGTACAATACACTTGGTTTAAATGAAGAAAACATTATGCAACCATTTCATTATGAAGACTTAGGTAAAGAACTGGGCATCAGAGTAAAGTATTCTGATAAATACAACGATGAAGAAACACATTTTCTGACGTGCAATGATCCATACTTTCAAATGATAGGTAGAGCAATCAATAGAGATGTGGGCATCAGAGAAGAGTTTGATCGTAATGAACATGACAGAAAAGAAATTAGATGGATAACATTAAAACATATTCATGATAATTTTTTAAAATATAAAAAAAATTACAAACTGTATGATTTTAACGATATAATAAACAATGTATTAAACAGAGTTCCTGACTTTGATGTTGTGTTTATTGATGAAGCACAAGACTTATCACCATTACAATGGAAGCTGTACGATAAACTAAAAGAAAAAAGTAAAGATGTATATCTTGCAGGCGATGATGATCAAGCTATCTTTGCCTGGGCTGGTGCAGATGTAAATAGATTTGTACAAGAACCTGCAAAAGAAAAAGTATTAAAGAAGTCTAGACGTATATCAAGAATCGTACAAGAAGAATCTAATAAACCGGTGGAGCGTATATCAGGCATCAGGAAACAGAAGGATTATTTAGCAAGAGATTATGAAGGTGAATGTAAATACATTGCAAACCTAGGTCAAATAGATTTAACAAAGGGTAAATGGTTAATTTTAACAAGAACCAAAAATCAATTATTAGAATTGATGAAAGAAGTTAGAAAGAAAAATTTATATTATCAAAGCAACAAAGGTAAAAGCTACAAAGTTAGATTATATAAAGCAGCAAGATTATACACAGATTGGACCAAAGGTAAAATTTTAGAAGAGAAAGAAGAAAAAGAATGCACAGACTTTATGGGTAATGAATTATTTAACAGAAATAAAAAATGGTACGATGTATTTGTTGCAGCACCAGAAAAAGAAAAAAGATATATAAGAATAATGTTAGAAAATGGTGAGGATCTAGATATAGATGCAAGAATATTTATGTCTACGATTCACGCTATAAAAGGTGGCGAAGAGGATAACGTAATTTTATCATTACATCAAGGAGATAAAATACAAAAATCTATAAAAAGAAGTGTTGACAAGCGTGATGAAGAAGAGCGCGTTTGGTACGTAGGAATTACAAGAGCACGTAATAATTTATATAAACTAAAATCAAAAATAAAAAGGAAGGAGTACAGATTATGAGAATACTTACATCAGATATATTAATAACTTTTTGTATTTGGTTCTGCATCATGGAGGTAATAAGATGACAAGCAAAGATATATTTAAAGATGCATTTCCACAAGACAAACAGATAGGAGGGAATCACTACCAACACTATCTCATTCAACCATATGAATTTATTTCAAAGAATGAACTTACATTTTTTCAAGGAAATGTTATAAAGTATGTAATACGTTATCCATACAAGGGTGGTATACAGGACTTAGAAAAGATAAAACACTATTGTGATTTAGAAATAAAAAAAATGAAAGATATGAAAAATGCCAAATAGAAACTACACAGGAAAAGATATTACAATTAAGAAAAAATATAAATTTCGTCTAGAAATATACCCATCAATAGTTGCATGGGAAATATTTCCTCATGATTATCAATCATCTTTATATGCATTTAGTAATAAAGATAATTTAAATAAATTTATAGAAACTAATCACATATTTCAAAAATGATATTACCTGAAACAGAATGGCTGATGCCAACAGAATACCCTGATCTTAGATCTTATCCTGAGATTGCAATTGACTTAGAGACAAGAGATCCAGAACTAAAATCAAAAGGTTCAGGATCTGTAATTGGTATGGGTGAGATTGTAGGATTCGCTGTAGCTGTAGAGGGATATAAAGGATACTTTCCTATTGCACATGAGAATGGACCTAACATGGATAGAAAGAAAACTATCGAATGGTTTAGAGATATTTGTGAATCACCTGCTACAAAAATCTTTCATAACGCTATGTACGACGTATGTTGGATACGTAAATTAGGTATAAAAATCAACGGTTTAATACTAGATACTATGATTGCATCATCATTAATTGATGAAAATAGATTTTCATACACACTAAATACTTTATCATGGCATCATTTATCAAAAGGTAAGAATGAAAAAAAACTTATAGATGCAGCAAAAGAAAGAGGATTAGATCCAAAAGCAGACATGTGGAGATTACCTGCAATGGAAGTCGGAGCGTACGCTGAAAAAGATGCTGAACTAACTTTAGAACTTTGGCAGAAATGTAAAAAAATTATTATTGAAGATCATCTGCAGGAGATCTTTGACCTGGAGACAGATCTGTTTCCTTGCCTGGTCGATATGCGATTTCTTGGGGTGAGAGTGGACGTTGAAAAAGCTCATAGAGTGAAACAAGACCTACAACTACAAGAAGAGATGTTACTGTTACAAATAAAAAAAGAAAGTAACATAGATATT